GCCGATTCATCGACGACATCAGTGGGCCGCGAGGCCCTGGCTGCTGAAAAGCAGCCCCCGGATGGGGTGGATATTCCTCCACCGCCACCATTTGTAGCACGGGGTATTCCCCGGGCTCCACTGCCGCCGCCCAATCCGCTCGTGGGAAAGGCACGTCGCGAGGCACATCGTGTGCAACGACAGGCAGTTTTGCGGTCCTCATCCTTACCAGTATCTGGTGAGGCTGCGGAGTTAGCCTTGGAGACTCCTCCCAAGGCGATGTTGATGGCTGAAGATATTCAGGTCATCAATAAACTCCCGAAGTCCTATGAGTACTATCCTAGTACCATGGGCCTGAAGCAGGTGAGTGGGGTATACCTCAGTCACTTGTTTTCCCTTCCTATTGAACTCGTCGCGAACGCGCGCCGATTTGAATGGGTCGAGTCGAGAGTTAAAGGAGTAGGTACGCTCTGGGATGTGACTTTTGTCGAACCGGAGTGGGGTACCTTGCCTCAGAGTAAGTTTCCTAGGCTTGCTCTGTATGCTGAGAGGACAAGAATCTTCTTCTCTCGCATTAATGCGGAAGATAATCCTGATCTTATGCCGGCGAAACGCCGGTATTTCAAGAATCTGGAAATACTAGAGTTTATGCGTTCGACCTTCGACGCTTATATTCTAGCTCTTCAGCAAGTTAGGAAGTCGTTTCCATGGTTTAACCTTAATGCTCGGACAGCTCGTGCCATCCGACGATTTAAGGTGGCGTTGATACAACGTCCCTACGAAGCGGCTTCGGAACTTAAACGACTTGCGGGGGTTTGCCGGGCTTGGTCTTTTGACTCTGGCCCTAAGTCAAACCACGGCTTAGTCGCTCTCCTTGTTATTAAGCGCCAAGCTGAGATTTTCTCATTTTGCGCTCGAGCAACTCCTTCCCCCCCGGTTACCGGTGAGGGAATTAGTCAACTTGCAGGACGCCTAACAGCGACTCCACAAGTTGTGCCCGATGATTGGAGAAAGTTCTGCAAAGCCTATCTACTGAAGACTCTGCCGCCCTGCCCAATTCGCTATACAACCATGCCCTCGGGACATGGTTCCTTCGGTTACCGAAGGCGAGATGGTGGATTTAACCGTGCCGTTAAGGACATGGTAATTTTGGGCGCTTCCCTTCAATGTTTGGAAAATGCAGCCTTGGCAGCTGGCCGAACATTGCAAGAGGACGCTGGAGAGCTTGTTAGCCTTACCCCGATGATACATCGTGGTATTCGGCAGACATCCAGGGGAGAAAAGGCTTTTGTCTTTTCTCGCCTCCTAGAGAAGCCCTCGCTGCGCGAAATATCGCTCGCAGCCTGGTCCGCTGATCTGGGTATCCAGGAAGCTTTACGCGTAGCAGTCTTTTGGATCCTCCGGAATGTTGATTACATCCCGGTGTACCCAATAGAGGCACCTGAGAAAGGGCTGAAAACTAGGTTCCCAACTCTTGAGCTTGCTGCCGCAAACTTGGTTCACCAAGTTTTCCGCAGGGCTGCAGATGCGCACCTTACTCGCGACAAGCGTTGCAGTGAGGATATGGGTGGTAATTTGCCTCCGCCGGATCTCCGACTTTGGCCTAGTCCGTGGTATTCCACTGACTTGTCCTTTGCGACGGACAACCACCCATTTGATCTTTCAATTCAATTTTATGAGGAACTCATAAATTTGCATCCAGAGCTTGAAGTGTATCGAGAATTTATTCCGAAACTACTGGGAGCTAAGTTGTTGATTTTGGAAGATCATGTGGATTACGCAGTCTTATGTCAAACCTTGGTACCTTCAGTTCCGTCAGTCCTTGACTGGAAACGGAAGAGCCCGGTTGGTCCGAGCGCGATATCGCCATCGGATAATAAGTTTGTGTTTAACCACACTAGTCCCATCCTATTAAAGGCATGCGAAACGTATGTCTTTGATTGGATGAAGTTCCTTACGCTAGTACCAGAAAATTATAACTATGTTATAACGACTGTAGGTGAAATGATGGGGTCCGCCTCATCATTCCCCCTTATGCCTATGGTTACATTCTACGCCGGTTGGAAATCAGGCCTTAACAAGCTGATTTCCTGTGGTGACGATGCACTTGTATCAGGTGCAACGCCCGCCAAGGTAGAGCGTATGGAAAGGGCACTCACATCATGTGGGGCAGTACTGTCTCGTGGCGACCCAGAAAAGGGTAAGCCGAATAAGATTTTCCTGCATCCCCATAAAGGCCTCTTCAAAGAAGTGGTCTATATTGATGGAGTGAGGAAGCCATCGGTGCCTATCAGTATCTGGTCGGCACCACCCGGGGGCTCCAAAGGACAGATTGACTGGGTGACGCAAGGGTCCGCAGCAAAGGAGATGCTGTGGGACCACGGTCTACCCCAGAAAATGGGACTTTGGGCCTATTCGCCGATTCGCCGTCAGATTGAGGCCGCATTCTATATGGGTCTCCCTGTCGGTGAACAAGTGGCGTTAGGTGGCGTAAACTACGCCGGCTTCCCTCACCGGGCTTTGGGGCAGCAGGACAGGTGGATATCATATTTGAATAACCTCCGTGTCGACCAGCTCATCACTGGTACGGGTTTATCCCCGCTGCCGATTCCCCAAAGTGCTCTTGTTAGAGCTGCATCCCGAGAGTGGGTGCGGGACCAGGTTGCTCGCTATAAAGCAGACAATGGTCTCAGGGCGCATCTTGTCAAGAGTGGTGTCTTGCATGATGAAGCAGAGTTCAGGATACCTAGGACTCTGCATCCCACTTGCCTACATCCTGATGGTGTGCGCATCCTTGAGTCTCTCAAGGATGCGATGGACACCGAGGCTGCGGCACTTACCAATTGGACGCTATATTGGTGCTTCCAATCTGAGGTCTTGTCGACGCCTGCGATTCGCAGGGCGGCTGGAAAGTTCAGACGGAAGTTGCACGTGTTTGCCACCGGCAGGAGGATTCCTACTGTCGGCCGCGATGCTTACCATAATACTGTTCAGGAACTAAAACGTAAGGCGGAGCTTTACGTCGATAATTCTACAATATCTCGTACAGAAAACAGGGACTTGACCTATGGGTTAGTCACTGTTCCGCGGCCGGCCAAAAGGTCGGAAGTCCACTTGAGCCTAGGATCAGTCCTAGACCGGGTGGCCGCGCGTGCGACATCGATCACTTAGCAGATACTGCTAGTGGTATAAGAATGAGGGAGTAAACCCTGACAATCCTACACTTTATCGTAGTAAACAAG